CTAAAGGAGGGTTAACTGGCCTTTGGATGAGGGTTTAATGACCCTTTTCTTGGCGCTTACAAGGCGCAAGGCGGCTGCGAGTTCATCAATTGGGTCAGACTGCCTGCCCACAGCGCGGCCCGCCACAAGCAAAGCCTGGTCGGCGAGCGTCCGGATTGACTTGGCCTCGTCGTAAATCGCCTCTTCGTGATGAGCGAAGTGTTGCTGCAGAACATGACCGAGCCAGGCGGGCAAATAGGTGATCCGATCCGAGCGAAAGGACAACGAATCCAGGAACACTCCTGTGACCATGGCATAATAGCGATCCGTCGGAAGGCTCACCCCTCGTTTTTTTAGCCATCCCGATGGCCAGAGCACAACCCAGCGGAGCAACCGGCTGCGATCCTGGGCGAATGCCTTCGGTTCACCCTCATAGAACTTCCGCCATAGAAAATCGAGCAGTGAGTCTGTTAATTCCTTTGGGGTCGGTTGAATTGGACGATGTGACGTCATCGAGATCAATTGACAGGGACGGATGGCGCATAGACGAAATTGCAGCGCTGCCGGCGGCACCAGGCGAGGGCATGCTCAGGTGCCGTGAACCAGTAATTCTCCCGAAAGAAACCGCGACGGCCCTCAATAACAAGGACTGCATCAGGAATTCCTTCGGTGACAAACATCGTTTTGATTTGACCCGGCTCAGCCGGGTCGATTTGCTTCCTCAGCGGCTTGCTCATATCTCCGTATGGGCTTGTTCGCGGCTCGGTCGCATTGGCGTTCGGCCGAGTCACTTTGTTTTTTGTTCAGAACGGTTCCATCTCGTCTTTGTGGCAAACCAGGACTCGCGCCGGACGAGGTTGCATGCAGATTCGGCAGTGGCAGGGCACCTTCGCCAGAATCTTCATATCGTGGAGGGTGTGCTTCGCAGCGCGGCGCTTCGCATCGAGCCGGGCGCTCAGTGTCATCAGCGCCTGGTGGAGCTGGGACGGTGATTCTTGGGGCCGGCCGTTGCGCGTGCCGATGATTGGTCTGGCATCAAGATCATCCAGCGTCGGCGGGCGGATGGGACGGTCGGTTTTATACCAGCGAACCAAACCGCTGATGACGGTCTGCAGATAATCACGCGTGCTCGGTTCGTATAGCGCCAGGCATGGCAGGATCTGGGTGGTGATGACGTTCCGGATTCGCCGTGCCTCACCGATAGTCGGATCGTCGGTTTCGATGGCTGCGGGCAGATCGTCCGTCAACATTCTCAGGTGAGATTTGACGGCATCAATATCGCTGGTTGAATTTAGATCGTTGGCGGATTGCAGTGGGCGTTTTACGGCCTCGCTCAATACGTGGAGTCGCAACTCCCGATCGGATTCGTTCCAACCCTGAGTCTGACAGGCTTTCGGCCACCAATCGGCCATCAACGTGATGCGCTGGCTTTTGGTCATACCTCTGGGAACTCACGACGCTGAACTTCACTGGGCCATTCGAACCAATTCCCACCCTTGGGATGCGTGAACCTGGCGCGAGCCGAAGCGAATCCTTCACCCTGTCCATCCAGGAGCGTGGGCAGAGGCCAATCCTGCAGGTTCGCGTTGTCTGTGACGCAGTGCGAACCGAGTTGTTTCACGAAGCAATGGACGTTGACGAGATCGCAGGTTTCAACCGTATCGATTGCCCATTGCACGTTGAACGGATGGAGTTTTGCTCCTGGACCGCTCTGGCCACCGACGATAATCATGGAGATCATCTCGCTCGGCGAAGTCCACGGGGAGAAATCGACTGGTCCCCAGGCCGGCTCATAACTGATGAACCGATGCTGTGATTCAATACGCAGCAGGTCTGGAATTCGATAAGTGTGAAGCTGATCGGTGACTGAAACGCCCGGCCAAAGGTTAGACGGCCATGGATAACCCTTGGACCGAAGCCAGTAATAAAAGTCCACCAGACGCGAGGACTGTTTTGTCAACAGCATCCAGATGTGACGCCGACCGAGTTCCGAAACGACATTGTTGATTACCTCATTGCGGAGATACTCGTTTGACACGCGAGGTTGAAGCACGTCCGCCATGTCGCCGATGAAGATCACGCGCGGACTCCCGTTGAGCCAGGGCTTGTGTTTGCGCTTTGTGCCGCGCAAATCGCTCCAGCGCGCTGCCTCGGCCATCCGGCCTGGCTTCAGCATGACAGGCTTGTCGAATGCTCCCACGCCAGCGACGCGCTCCGCAAAGCGACCAGCATAGCATTGCTTCACACCCTGCTTGGGTCTCCACAGCTCGCAACCGCAGCACTGGAAACCGGTGGGATTCACCGTGCTGTCGCACCATTCAATGGAAGTTAATTTGCCCATGGTTACACCGCCTCCCGTCTCCAGATCTGCATATAATATCTTTGGTAATCGCGACCACTCAGTCCGACCAGTTGTGGCCTGCTCTTTTTACGTGGTGGTCTGCCAGTAGAATTCAACCCCTGCTTGTGAAACTCCGCTCGCCGCGAGCGCATGTAAGCCGCATGATCGAACTTCTCAACAGTGGAGTCATAAAGTCTGATCAAGCCATGGTGAATGCCATAGCGAACAAGCCTTTTTGGAAATATCACGCGCATCACGACAACGCAGGGTGAATGTCATCGAACAGTTCGGGGAGATGCCGTTTGAACTCGGCGAGAACCGGTCGCATTAACTGCTGCATTTGAGGATGGGCAGAATCGGCGCAGCGGAGCTGCAGGACGTGCCTCCATTCACGCAGGTTGGCCGTCATCACCACCTCGGTTTTGAGGCTGTTTGGAAGGACGCTGCGCGCCTCCTGGGGTGTCGCACCGTAATCCAGCATGGCGAAATAGGCAGTCTCAGCGGCTGCACATGCTTGCATCCAGAAGGTAAAACAATCGTCCCACGTGGTCCAGAACGGGGGTTTGATCACAGTAATATTGCGACCGAATTGCTCCTTGGAATAATTGCAGTAGCGGGTGGACTCCTGGGAGTAAGCCGCAAGCCTGTGGCGAACGATTTCATGTGAGACTCCACGGTCACAGACAAACCGAATCGTGACACTGGCATGCTCAATAACCGAAACGTGCTTTTTGACCTGGGTAATCTTACGGACGAACTCACCCGAGCTGTCGGCTGTGACCTTGCATTCACTTTTATAACAGGTGCGTGCCGCGCGCTCGATCACCCGCAAAAGTTCGCGGCCCTGTTCGCCATAGATTGGCGTTTCAAACAGGTGTGAAGGTTCGATAATCTTCATGCCGCCTCCTGTTTGGCCTCGTCAATGGCGCCCTTGAGCAGTGAGGTGACGATCTTGTCCACGGCGCCATCGATGGGTTTGATCACAATGACGTCTCCGGTGTCCTCTACACGGCAGCCGATGGCCTTCAGATCTGCCACGTCCAGATCCTGGAGCGCCTTGGTGATGGGCTTCTTTGTCGTCTTGATGAGCAACTCGGCCTGAGACCTCGGGAACCGCTTCTCGATGCGGTCACAAACGATCGCGTCATCGTCCCAGTCCACACCACCCGAGCCCTTGCGCAAGCCGACCTTGATGCCAGAGAAGACCTGCGTGCGTGGTTTTACGAACAATGCGCGACTCTCGTCAACGCCGGTGAATAACAGCGTATGGCGAGCGGCGGCAGCAGATACACACTTCTTGATCGCTGGAAGCGAGTCCTGCAGGAGCGCATCCTGTTTGTTCTGCAGCCGAGCGATGATGGCGGTTAACTCTTCGCGAGCATCAGCGAGTTTACGGGTGAGGATTTCAATTTCGTTGAGAATCATGATTGGTGGTTGGTTAAGGATTGTGATCTGTGTGATAAACGACGCTGGAAGCTATCGGAGCAAATTTGAAATACCCGAAAAGTATCGGGCGCGTTCATATTCCCACCCCCTGCAGTGCGCCCAGCTCCTCGTCGGCGACGGCCTCATCGCTGCGCCATATATCTGGCTGGGTCTTTCTAATGCAATCGAAGTGTGACGGTCGGATATTTCCGAACGGCCCATTGAAACCGTCGCTCCCCGGCTTGCCGCAGTATTGGCAGATGCCAAAGTCGACGGGAATCTTCACTGTCGGCGTGGCGACCTTCTTTTTTCGCGAGCGGCTCATCTGGCACCGTCCTTCCTGGCTTCGTCAACGGCGGCCTGCCACTCAGCCTTGGTAAGCGGCGCGCTGTGTTTGTGGTGACCAGGTGCCGGCTCTTTGGCGGGACACCAATGCTGGCGCAGTCCGCGTGTGGTGAAATTCTCCTGCCCGCACAGCGGGCATGTAACCAAAAGTTCCTTCCTCATATTTCTCCTCTCCTTGAGTGGTCAATTGCCTTCGAGTTGCTTCAGGCCGGAATGAGCTTGGATGACATGGCTCCACTCCATCTGCTGCTTCCTCTGGGCGGCGATCTTGGCAGCCATGCGCAGTAGTGTTAGCCACATGCCAAGCGCCTCATTTTCCACCATTTGCGCTTCCAATTTACGGGCCGCCCCATCGCTGACCGGAAGATGATATGCCGCCGAGAATGCGTTTAGGTCCACCTGCTTTGGCTTGTCGTTGAGCTGCAAAGAGCAGAGGCGGCGGCGTTTCAATTGGCGCAGGACTTTTTCCATGGCCCCGTGCTCCATAGCATCCCTGAAAACATTTGTGGCGCAGATCACGACGCCGCACATGGCCTCATTGTAGAGTTCGCGGATAAACTCAAGCGTGAGTAATCCCCTTTGGCTTTGGCCGCTGGTCGGAATGCACTGATGCGCCTCGTCAACGATCAACAGCATGCGCTCATCGAATGACTTGATGATCCGCCGCCGCAGTTCCGTTTCGCGCAACGCGGGTGATAGCCTCAACTCCTCGGCTAACTTGGCGAGAAAATGACAGAGAGAACCTCCGGCTGGCACTGCCACGTAATGAGTGTTCCCGTGGTTGTGCGCCAACTTGAATTCTTCCAGAGATTTGGACTTGCCAATCTGACCATCTCCAAAAATGAAACCAACCTTCTGAAACTCCACAGCCGTAGCACAGACGTCCCAGATTTTGAGCGTCAGACTCGTCTCGATGAACGGTAGTTTTCGGGCTTGGTTGCGCTTGTCGAGGAGCTCAAAGAACCTTTCGATTTCCGACACGACGTTGTCCAGGTTGGCGTCATACTTCCCGCGAAACACCAGGCTCAATGTGCCTCCAGCCAGGTGGACCAGGTCGCCCGTCTTATCCAACGACAAATCGTTTTCGATGTAGTAGGCGTGGAGCCGGCGAATCGCGCTGCGCTGCTTGTCGGGGAGATCGGCAGTTGCCTGATTCACCAGATCTCCGGGGATCTTCTGCTTGGCCTCCCGCATCGCGATGATCGCGTTCTCGTGTGTATCGATGGGATTTGGTTTGTTCAACTCTTCGCGGTATTCAGGGTGTGAACTATTGTGCATGTCTCCTCCGGTTGTTTGGTGGTTTATTCTCTCCCAGCTATAACTCTGAGCAAATCGTCTCCCGCGCTCGTTTCACCACGTTCTTCCCGCTCGTGTGTCGCGAGGATGTCCCGTGCTGCATCCTCGGCCTGCCGCTTTTCTTTCGCCTTTTCTTCGGCCCGTATTTCACCAACGGCTGTCAGTGCATGCGCCACTGGCGAACTGGCGGTGCTCATGCCGACTGTGGCTGGTTTGTCCACATCGATGAACTCGCCCATCAGCTCGGCGTTGTGGGCGCGCATGGCGTCCAGGCGCTGGCGTTCCTCCGCGCTCAGTTCGGCGGCGCGGGCCTTGGCTGCTGCCAAGGCGCTCGCACTGCGGCGGATTGCATCAGCCAGGCCGTACTCATCGCCATACTTAACCAGGCTTGTCCGGAGCCATGTGCCAAGCACTGCGCCTTTGCCAGTGGTGAGATGGAGATATCGCGGATCGTCGGGATGGAAGTAGCACAGAACCTTTGTGCCGGGGGTGAGAGTCAATTCAGGAGTTGGAGGCTGAAATCGGAGAACTTTATCTTCGTGCTGAAACTTGATTTCACCGTTGTCCTCTACGGGCCGAGTGCGCTGGGTGTGCGCGTAAAACGCCGCAATGATCTCGGGCGAGACGTGAGTCCACTCGCCGACGAACGGAGCCATGAGGCGCGCTGCGCGTTCTGTGGGACTCTCCAGGCGTTGACGCAGCTTTCCACCCTCATCAACCACGATTCTTTCAAAGCCTTCGATGGCGTGATCGGTTCGCGAGTTGCGAATGCGGCAAATCTCCACGACTCGAAGTCGCGCCTGTGCCAGCGTGAGCAGCGGGTACTGCGCCTGATACCGTAGATGTTCGGGCACGGCGTCCCAGATGTCCCGGCATTCGCGTTCTCGGGCAGCCAGATCCGCCGGTCGTACGTTGTAAAGCGGCCCGGTCTGCCCATCGGTGAACGCGCCGATGGTATGGAAGAGACGATTGCAACTCTCCAGGGATGCCTTGGCCTTGCTGTTTCCGACAGCGCGCTCCGCATAACCGAGCGGCGACTTGCCGCCGATCATCGATCCCCAGGAGATGCGGATTCGATCGGGCAACATTTCCTCGATGGCGGCGGCGCTGCCCTCGCTCAAGGTTGCGGTGGCGTTCTCAAACTTTCCGATCATCTGATAAGGGGGCAGGCCGTAGCGTTCCAGCATCCACCCAAAGAGTTGCTTCGTGTCGCGGAGCTTCAGGTGTTCCTGGCTCCCATCTTCGCGCACGCGCGCCGGGCGCATACCGAACCCGAGCAACAAGGTTGTGGCCACGTCGTGGGCGATCAGGAGCCAAAGATCCATCACCTGGCCGGTGGCCGGATCGAACACGCGCCAGTCCAGTTTGATATCATCGAACTGGACCAATTCCAGGAAACGCAACCCTTCACGCGTGGAATGAACCTGCGGTAAAAACGCGCGCGCGGTGGCGATGCCGTGATGCAGGAGCGCCTTGGTGGCCTTGGACAATTTCGCTCGGGCTTTGAGTTGACGGCCAATGTTGGTGTCGCTCCAGCCATCCGGGATCACATCCGGGTTGCGTGCCGGCCAGGTCGCCTCGTAACCTGGGATGATCTCCTCCTTGCCATGCGGGTTGAGTCCGGTGCGCCACTGCCTGCGAATGGATGCCAGCGCCTGCCGCTGTGAATCTGTGCGCCCCTTGAACTGGCCAATGCGCATGGCGCAAAAAGTGAGGAAGCAATCCGCCAATCCAACTTGGTCCGCGTCTTTCCATGCCAGGGACGCCTTTGAACGGTTAACCAGGACGATCCAATCTTTGGCCGCGTCCCAGGCATCGTACTTTGCACGGAATGTTTTTAGTTCCCATCGCGGAAACAGTGAGAGCGCCTGGCGGCATGCGCGGCTCACATTCAAGCCCTCGGTGATGAGGTTCAAAACATATTGGACGGCTGATTCCAGCCCGATGACTTCGGCCTGAACTTCAGCCGGAAGCGTGATAAAGAGCGCCTGCTCGGCCATGTGAAATGGTTCTGGTCTCCGATTCTTGCGGGCCTTGAAGTAAGCGGCGACGTCGGTGATTGGTTGAAGACGATCCATCTGCAGCGCGGGCAACGTTTCATGAGGAATAGCGGTGATGGAGTTCATCGCCGACCTCCATCTCTCGTCGAGGATCTTACGCGATAGACGAGTTTGCCAAGAGCTACCATGGAAGCATGCCAGGCCATTTGTCGTGACATGCCGAGTTTTTGTCCGATTTCATCAAAGGTTTTAAAGGTGGGGAGATCTGCTGAAACCTCATCACCGAGGGCATAGTATACTTTCCATGAGGGCCGCAATCTCTGTGCTCCCAAGTGTTGATTACAATTCACTACGCGCCTCCTTTCGCCGCCTGTCGGGCCGATGCTCGGCTCTCATTCACCTGCCGGATGAATGTGTGGAGGTACTCGACGCGCTCCGAAAACTGCCTCCAAACCTTGTCATCGATCATCGGCAGCCGGCTCAAGTCGGCAACCTTGTCGATCCACTTGGCAAAATCCACCGCATCGAGTTCATCCGCGGTGATCTGCGCCTGTGCCTCCAATGCGGCCGCCTTGGCGCGCTGTTCTTTGCTCGCGCCACCGTGTCCTTTTAGACGCCCGCGCTTCGGCTTGTCCTCATCCTCATCCGTCTGTTTGAATTCCAGGAAGAGTTGCCGCGCGGATTTGCCATCAATAAGCGAACAAATCTTTTCGCGCAGCGGCTTTGCCTCTGCAGGAACATCAGCATCAGGCAGCAGGAGAATTTCACTGCCATTTGAAAAGTGCAACGCGCGTAACTTTTTGGAAAAGGCGGCGATGGTTTTGATGCCACACGCCTCGAGTACGCTCCGCGTGAGCCGCATGTATGAGGCCAGGCTCCGATACGAAATATCCGGACAAGCTGCCGCGAGCCAAGGTTGGAACTGGCCATGCTTCAATTGCTCCTTCAAGTGGTAGCAAAACATCCCGAGAGCAACGACGCGGCGCATTCCATTCTGCGCCTCAGCGAAGAACGCTTTCAGTTGCGCCGCCGCTTCCTTGTCGTTTCCACCCTTAAGCGTGGGAACTTTAACCAGCGTGGTTTTGTTCGTCATGAGATTTCTGTTTTGGGAGAGAACACGATGCGATCACGATGCTCGGCTTGCAGGCGTCCGGGTTGAACGGGCCGGCCTGGCTGAGTATCGCCGTGTAAAGCTGTTCGAGCTGCTTTGCATTCCTGGCCACGATCACGAAATCAATCTTCCCGATCCGGACCAGGGCGGCGATGCCACGAAAACCTGTGAAAGATTGGAGCATGATCAGTTGAGACTGGGTTTCGGCTGCTCACTGTCCAACCGCACAAGAAATCCGTTGTAGAGATCGATCGTGGTGATCTCCGGGTAGTGCCGCTCCAGTTTCCAGTACTCAAGCAGCGCGGATTTGGTGAGGCAGATGAAGACGGTGCGCTCGGTGATTTGTTTGGCGAGTTTCATGGGCGTCACATTCTCCCTTCGTATTCCTTGCGCATCCCGTCAATGCTCTTGCGCTGGTTTGGCGTGAAGCGGGGCACGCGGCGGTCCACCGGCTGCGACGCCGCGGCGCGCAGAATGGATTCGATGAATTCCGCCTCCCAATCCGTCACCTTGAAGTCCGCCCTATCCAGCTTGTCGATGAACCGGAACCGGTTGAGATCGTAGATCTCGTCCTGGGCGCGCTGGTCCGCCCGGCTCCGCGCGTTCTGCTTTTGCGTGGTGATGTCGTAGCTCATGGGCAGCCTCTTGTTGAGGATTGATAAAATGGGATGCCGAGAAATCTTTCCGCGCTGAAGCGGACAATTGACCCGTCATATTGGGCTGTTGACTGATGGACACTCGAACAGCCCGACGCCGCGCCGCACATGAGAGCCATCAGGATCGCGAGTGTTTTCATTGTCCTCCTCCGAAATTGTCCTGCGCAAATGCCCCGTGCTCGAGCGGGGCTGCCTTGTCGGCTTGGAGCTGCGACGTGGCGTCGAGATGCGCAGGAAGGGGGTTTAGGAAGGCGGCCAATGCCTCTTCATCGTGATCCTCCATCAGGGCGTTGAGGAGGGTGGCCAGGGCATACCCGCGCATCTGCTCCAGAGTTCTGCGGTAGCGCAGCGGATCCGCCACGCTGCGCCCGTGCAGGGTCATGATTTGCTCCACCATCATCGTCTTATTGTGATCGAGCAGGTTCATTGCACCCTCCTTAAAACATGGACGGCGACGAATTGCCGGCGTTGACGCTCTTCGGGTGCGATCCGGTTCTTCCGGAACGCCGCGAAGAGGAGGACGGTGAAAAAGATTGCAAACGCGGAGAGAGCGAATATCAACTCGCCCGACGCTGTGGGTTGGATTGTGGCTATCATGAGTTTACTGCCTCCCGTTGCTGTTGGTTTGGATAACGACCCGATGCGAGCAAACGTTCATCCAGGGTGGACGTGAGTCGCGGTCGGTTGCGTTCCCATCGGTGCCTCAAGAAGTTTGCCAGCTCCCGCCGCTCAAAAACAAAACGACCAGCGACGATCGCTCCGCGCAGATTTACGGAGTGAATATTCATCGTGGGAGGAGAAATGAGTAAAAGCTGTTTGACCTCCCAGGTGTGATAATGCTGGCGGGTTGGAGGAACCATCAGATCGATGACCTGTTCAATTGTGAGGTCTACGGTTGTAGCGGCTGTCTCAGGTGACACTTCGCGAGCCCAGAATCGCAGTGCACGTTTCTTCCCGGGCCAGGTGGTGGCCACATCGAACACCCACTGCAATCCGCCTTCCATGACATTTCCGTCAGCCCATCCGGCGACTGTCTCCGCGTCAACGCCGCGCGCTATTCGCACAGCATTCACATCTAGAAGCACTGTGCGCAGGCTGATTGGCAAGTTGAGCAGGCGCTGGGCTTTCATGATTTCGGCTTGTCTGCCACCGCTTCCTCCAACGTCAAAACACGCGCGACCCGCACCAGCCATTCATCGAGATCACCAGCTCCAGCCGCAGTGCGGCTGAGCATCAGTCTTGGTTTGCGGGGGCGGCTCATGGTTGAGGAGGAATGATCACAGAGCGGCTTCCTCCAAAAGTTGGATGCCATGCCTAGAGAGCTTTTCCCTAATCGCAATACGGATGAACTTGGAGCGATCCGAGTCGATTTTCCGAACACCCCGATCAAGCAACGGGACCAGCCCATCAGGAACCCATATTGTGAGCATCTTTGCCTCTGTCTTTGTTACTGCGCCACGCTTCATTTGTGTAAATATAGACTCAGTCTATACACATGTCAACAAAAAATCTGGGTTGATTTCTGGATAGGGTGGGTTTATAGACACCTTGTGGGAAAACGCGCGCCAGGCCAAAAACTCCTTACGGTTCCGACAAAGGAACAATTCCTTAAGGAGGTTGATGCGGGCTTGATTAGCCTTGGGCGCTCAAACCGCGCGCAATTCGTTCGTGAAGCCATCCGGGAAAAACTGCAAAGTCTGAATATTCACGTTCCAGAGCATTTGACTGCGGCTCCTGGCCGTGCTCCCTCCATTAAATATCACGAGCGGTCCACGAAAGAGACTAATTCAGGCGTAGGTGCGAAAGCGGAGCGTGCGCGCATAAAAGGCATTTCTCACTCTTTGCGCAGAGTGAGCAAATCCTCCTCTTAATTTCGGCAATATCCAGTTCCATGCGCTCGACCATCTGCCTCAAGTCACCAATGGTAAGTCCTTGCATTATTTCTTCCAGTTCCAAATCCGCAATTCTTGCGCCCATAACAAATCCTTTCGAACCGGAGAGGAACCGATGTCGCAATCAGTTTCCGCCCCACCCCAAGTTTCTCAAGCTAAAGTTATGAACAATCGGGTGGGACAAAGGCTGTCCATGTGAATAAGTCGAAAGGGAAAATATGAGCGCGATCTTAAATGTACCAGAGCTGACTCACTACACCTTCTGCCCGGCCTGTCGTGAGCGGATCGAGACCACCGTGGACGCCCTCGGTGTAGGCATCGATTGTCCCGTCTGTGGAATCCACTTCGTGCCACAGAACATCAAGCCGTTCAGCGCAGAGGAATTCAAGCTGCCTCCCACAGAGAAATCAGCTTCAAAAAGTCTCCACGAATCTGGTCGCAGTCTGTTATTCCTCGCACTCCTCTCATGGCTTGTCGCAATAATCTCCTTCATGTGGAGCTTTCGCGATCAGGTGCAGCCACTGCCACCACTCATTTGCGCCAGCTTCTTTTTCGTCATTGGCTGGGCTTTGATTTTCCTTGGACAGTTCTATCACATCCGCGCCGCACTAGATCGTATTGCGGGAATATCGCGGCAGAAATAGTCAGACCTTCAGGCTCCTCCTTTCGCAGTAGTCACTCAGTTCCGCTTCTCCTTTGATGCGCGCATTCTGCGCGTGTGATTCGGACAAATCAATCCCGAAATGATCTGAAGGCCGGCTCGCAGGCCGACTCCTCCCGCGTTTGTCCGAACGCGTTACCCGGTGTGCGGCCGCGCCTTCGCTTTCAGTCAACCCCAATAAAACCATGAAGACAATCCCCCCATTCATCGCATGCCTTGGCGCACTTTGCGTCCTGGCGGTTCCCACTCAAGCCCAGACGAACGCCATCCCCACATCCGGCAGCTTCGCTCAAACCGCGTTTTCCTGGGTGACATCGCCCAACCCGGAATTCGCCGGAACATTCTCGACGAACAATGGGGACGCCTGGACCGGCGTTGACTCGATCCAAGGCGGCCCGGTCTCTTTGGCCAATGAACTCGGGCTGGACTACAAGATCTGGAAACAGGTGGCGGTTGAATCTGTCACGCGCAACAGCGGCATCGCTGGCACCCTTGTCAGCCAGCAGTTGGGACTCAATCTGAGTTTTGTCATCGTGGACACGAAGTTGACGCTCTACGGGGATGGCGGATACGAGTTCGCGGATTTTCCCGGCGCGGTCGTCCAACCCAAAACGCGGGACCGTCTCTATGGTGAGTTCGGGTTGCGCGTGGCAAAGGCTTTGACACTTCACACTTACACGCAGATCGGCATCGGGGTTCAGTTGCCAAAATCTGCGCAGGTATTCATGGCCGCTGTCGGCTTCACGTTTTAACCGATCACCCGTTTGAGCCCGCTCGCACCAACCCGCACCGAGGCACCGCAAGTGTCCGCGTCGTTCAGTGTCTGTACGGCGCGGATGCTGGTGCAGGCGAGCAAGACGGCCTATTGCAACCCGCCAACGATTTTCGGCAAACACACCGATACGCAGGTGATCATTCACGATGTCGGAGACATGGTCATTGTGGCATTCCGTGGCAGCAAGGAAATAGAGGACTGGCTCACGGATTTTGATGTCGATCGCGTGGCATTCCCGGTTGGCGCGGTGCATCACGGATTTTCCCGGGCAATCCGGGACATTTTTGATTCGCTCAAATCCGCCCTCCAAGATCCGTTCGCAAGGCCGGTGCGCCCGGCTCTCTACATCACCGGCCATTCATTGGGTGGCGCCCTGGCGGTTCTCGCGGCTTTCCTGCTCACCCAGGACGGCTTCGATGTCCAGGGCGTCTATACTTTCGGCCAGCCGCGCGTCGGGGATTCCCTCTTCTGCGCCGCTTATGATCGGCAGCTCGGCGATCGTACGTTCCGGATCGTGAATCAGGCGGACATCGTGCCGCGCGTTCCCGGTCTCCTCCTGGGCTATCGCCATGCCGGCCAGAAATATTTCATTTCTCCATTCCACAAGAAGCTCGAGCTCAACCCCAAATTCTGGGCTCTGGCGTCGGCGGACCTGTTTGACATCAGCCGCGACTGGGTCACGCAGCGTCAGATCGCACTCCTAGCCGATCACCGCATCGATCGTTACATCGCCGAGCTCAAAAACTTGTGACTATTCCACGAATCAAACCGATTCTTCGGTGGCCTGGCGGCAAAAGCCGGATGCTGAAGCGCATCCTGCCGTTGATCCCGCCGCACGTCTGCTATTGTGAACCATTCGCGGGCGGTATGGCGGTTCTGCTGGCGAAGGAACGATCCAGCGTGGAGGTGGTGAATGATCTGAACGGGAACCTCGTCGCGCTTTACCGCAATCTCCAGTTCCACCTTCCTGCGCTGCTGGGCGAGCTGAACTGGATGTTCGCGAGCCGACAGAATCTTCATGACTTTGTCGCGCAACCAGGGATCACGGAGATCCAACGTGCCGCGCGTTTCCTCCTGGTGAACCGCACAAGCTTCGGTGGCACGATGCGCAGTTTCGGAGTTGGGAAGACTGCAGGTGGCGGCGTGGGCTTCAATCGCAAGACAGTCTCCAGTTCTATCCAGCGTCTGCACGATCGCCTCGATGGCGTCGTGGTTGAACACGTTCCCTACGAGCGTTGCTTCGCCAACTACGACTCGAAGGATTCCTTTTTCTTCCTCGATCCGCCTTACCTGGATGCGCCGACCGGAGCTTATGACGGGTGGGACAAGGAGCAGATGCGCGGCCTCCGAAAGAACATCAGCAAACTGAAGGGTCGCTGGCTTCTCACTGTGAACGATTCTCCGATGACCCGCGAACTTTTCTCGGACTGCCAGATCCAGGCGGTTTCAACGCAGAGCCGATTGTGCAACAACCGAACTCACAGCGACGTGAGATTCGGTGAACTCCTAATCACCACATGATCCTCGCCCAGGCAAACCTCGAATCTGTGCCAGACTCAACGTTCAAATGGACGGTCATCACCATCTTTGGGCTCATCCTCATAGCGGCATCCATCATTGGGATCATTGTAGCATTTCGGAAGCAGAAGACGGCCATCGAACCAAACACGATCGAGGTACGCAAAGCGCCAAAGCGATTCAACCACGACTTATGCCTCACACAGCACGCGGACATTAAGAGGCGTCTCGACGGCCATGACGCTGAACTCAATACGCTATGGAACACGGTGCGGGTTGAAGATGAGGACATCCGCAAAGAGATGCGCGCATCGTTTGGACAAATATCCCGATCCCTCGGCCGCATTGAGGGCAGACTCGGCATAACCTTGGAGGAAAAATGACCGCACGCCAGGCCACCATCATCACCCACACGTTGCGCTTCCTGGAACTGCTCGAAGGAGCCCAGGCGGTGGAGGCTGTTATTCACGCGAGCGTCCAGGGATCGATGAGCCTCTTTGGTGAAGTGCGGCCATCCTTCGCCGAGATGAGCGAGGCAATCAAGGTGTGTGACGAGCGTGGATGGATTAACGGCGTCGTGAGCCGGGTGAAAGGCGTCATGAAATGGAACATCACTGACGGTGGTCGGGCCGCGCTCCTGGAGATGCAATGAATGAGCACGAACAAACCACGCGGCGGTCAGGATTCGCAATTGACGAAACTCAAGATGCTGCCCGCTGCCACGCGGGAAGTCATTTGGTCATGGCGCGAGGAATTGAAGGACGGCACGCCGCTCAGCAATGCCGCCATCCGGAATCGCCTGGCCACGCAGTTTGGGGTGCGGCTGCAGCGCGATGGGCAATTGTCTGTGTTCTGGTCCTGGCAGGCGCACCAAATGCGCACGGAGAGTTACAACGCCAAGATCGAGCAGTTCGAGGAGTTTTACGCCAAGCAGAATCCCAATGCCTCACGGGAGCGCGTTCGGGATGCGGCGATTTCGTTTTTCATGACGGAGACGGCCGCCAATGGGGATCGGGAAGGATTTGTGGATGTGGCCAACCTGGACTTGCGGGAACGCGAAGGCGCGACGCGAGCCAGGTTCGAGGAACGGAAGATCAATGTGAGCGAACGGCGGGTGGCGCTGCTCGAGCAGAAAGCGGCCGCGTTCGACCAGGCCAAGAAGATTTCAGACAGCAAGCTGACTCCTGCAGAGAAGGATTCGGAGTACCGCCGCATTTTTGGAATGTCGTGAAGACACAGCATACCAAACGCAAGACACGATGCGTCACGCCCGCTGGCGCCAGTACGCCGGCCAATGCTGGAAGCTTGGGATCGCAGGATTCTGCGACGGCAGCGGGCAAATCCATTTCCATCCACGTCCCGAAGTCCCCACTCGATCTGCTGCTGCCATACCAGCGCAAGCTGGCGGATGACGAGGCGCGTTTCAAATATGCGCTCCAGGCCAGGCAGACTGGGAAAGATTTCACGAGCGGCGCTGAGGGCATCCGCGATTGTTTCCTGCATGAGTTGAAGCGCGACAAGGTGAACTGGCTGATCGCGGCTCCATCCGAACGCCAGTCCATTGAGTCGTTGGAGAAGTGGAAGGAATGGACGGAGGCATTCAAGCTGGCTATCGCAGACGTCCAGGAAGAACGCGAGGACGCGAAGAACAGCGAGTCGCTCCTTAAATCGTCCACGATCACGTTCCCAAATGGTTCTCGAGTGATTGCGGTGCCTGGCAAGCCGGATACCGTTCGTGGATTTTCCGCGAACATTCTGCTGACCGAGTTCGCGTTCTTCGAAGATCCGGACAAGACGTGGCGGGCGATTCTGCCGAGCATCACAAACCCGCTGCGTGGCGGGTTGAAGAAATGCCGCTTGGTCACCACGCCAAACGGCGTCGGCAACAAGGCGCACGATCTCTGGCTTAAAAACTATCAGCAGCCAAATTCAAAGTGGAGCTGTCACCGCATTGATATTTACGACGCGGTCAAGCAGGGGCTTCCCGTTGACATCGAGGAACTGAAGGCAGCGCTCGATGACCTGGAAGGTTGGGCTCAGGAATATGAACTCAACTTTCTCGACCAGGCCACAGTCCTACTTCCATACGACCTGATCGTTCCCTGTGAGAACCCGCTGGCGACGGCGACATGTGATCCAAGCTTTTGGGCTCCGACCAGCGGAGGCGCTCCCATCTTCCTTGGCATCGATTTTGGCCGGTCACGGGATCTCACCGTCTGCTGGGCCGTTGAACTGATTGGCGGCACGTTCCGAATGACGAAGGAAGTATTGGAGCTGCGGAAGATGTCCACGCCGGATCAGCTCGACATTTTACGCCCGCGCATCCGACGCGCTCAACACGTCTGCCTGGACTACACCGGCCCCGGAGTCGGCTTGGGTGATCTGATGGTGGCACCCAAGGAAGGCTTTAGTCAGTGGAAACCGGAGGAACACAAATTTGGGAAGGTCGAGCTTTGCACGTTCACCAACAAGCTGAAGCTTGAAATCTTCCCGTCGCTGCGGGTTGCATTTGAGCAGAAAACGATCGGCATTCCGGTGAACCGCGTGATCCGCGACGACCTCCACAGTATGAGCCGCGTTGCCCTGGCTGGTGGCGGTGTGACATACCGGGCGCCGCACACCGTGGATGGCCATGCCGACCGCTGCACAGGTCTGGCTTTGGCGATCCGGGCCGGCAAGCAGCCGGGAATGAACTTTTCAGCCACTTTGATATGATCCGCGACCCCCTCCTAATTGCCCCAGGACGATTTCAGGGGTGTCTATGCCGCGGTCGCGTCCTCCGACGCCACAGCGAGCCAGTTAAAGCGGGACTTAAGGCGGCGTTTAAGTGGGTTCAACCCTCGTTTTACCATCCCGCCACAGGAGGTGTGGTTTGAAACCCGGATTTTTCACAAAATGGGCCGGGTCGATCCTCAAGAAATCGCTGGCCCAGCTCACCGCCAACTTCACCCATGGGTTGGATCTGAATGACGCCGGGGCGGTCTCGGCCTTTACCAAGCCGTTTGCCCAATCCGCCTGGGTGCGGAGCGCCATCAGCAAGGTGGCAGGTCCCATCTCCGCCGTGGATCTGTTCTTTACTGATGATGAGAACGAAGTCGAGGATCCGCGCCTGGCTGCTTTCTGGTCCGCACCGGCCTTGAACCCGGATTTTACCCGGATGAGCATCGTGGATTTTAAGGACATCTCGGTGTCCTGGCTGCTCCTGCGCGGCGAAGTGTTCTACATCCTGGACGATTCCTGGGTGGTGCCGTTCCCCGATGTCGCTGGCGGAATCCGCACCCCGCTCATCATCCCGCGTCCGGATCGGATGCGTGAAGTGGTCTTTGGCGGGCAGCTTCAGGAATGGGTTTACACGGATGTGGCAGGCAAGCAGACCCATTTCTCACCCGACCGAATCCTGCAGATCAAACTTTTTAACCCATACAACCAGTGGCGCGGCCTCGGGCCTATGGAAGCGGCGATGATCGCCGCTGGTGGCGACTACGCGGCAGGTCTGTTCGCCAAGAACACCGCCGAGGCTAATGGGGACCAGGGCGTTTACGTTGTGGCCAAGGGAGGAATTCCGGATGACAAGCAGCGTGAGCAGATCGTGAACCAGCTACGCGAGAAACGCGCCATGCAGCAGCGCGGGATCTTTAGGCCCGCATTTCTGACGGGTGACATCACGATTGAAGATCCCAAGGTGCGCGCGGTAGATGTGGCGTTCATTTCGCAACGGACGGAAGCCCGCCGGGAAATCGCAATCGCTTTCGGCGTGCCGCCGAGTTTCTTTGATCCGCTCGCCAGCTACAGCATCGGCTCGCAAAGCGACCGGTTCATCTTGATCGAGGAAACCTGCAAACCGCTCGGTGCGCGGCTGTGTGGCGGTTGGGCGGCCATCGCCTCGCATATCATCGCGCGGCCTGTGACGGCGAAGCTGGATTGGGACGATCATAGTGTGATGCAGGCGGTGCGGCGCGAACGGCTGGATTCAGCGCTGAAACTCTGGGGCACCGGCATGCCGATGAAAGAAGTTAGTGATTATCTTTCCCTTGAACTGCCCGAGTATCCCGGTTGGGACAGGGGTTTCCTGCCATTGAATCTCGCTCCAATTGACGAAGCCACACAAAGCTCGACGGACAATCCTGCGCTGGCTGAACCAGACATTGCACCTCCCGATCCGGTCAAGGACGCCATTCGCGCGCTACAGAGCGGCCACCGTGTTCCAGAGAACAATGGCAGGTGCGGCACGCACTGCGGCTGCAGCGTGGATGAGGAGGCGATGGTCAAGAGCGGTCGCGACCCGAAAGAGATTACCCTTTGGAAATCCATCGTCTCGAAACGCCGAGAAACCCTCAAAATCTACCTGGCGAAATTTAGCAAGGTGCTGATGATCGCCCGGGCGCAGGTGCTGCGTAAGCTGGAACGCGCGGCGCTTGAAAAAGCTCTCACGCCGGAGCAACGCTCCACTGCCGCCGACTTCCTGTTTGATCTGATGGGCTTTGATAAGACCTTCCAGTTTTCGATGCGTGGTGTGGCGCTGGATGCGCTGCAGAAAGCCGGGGACCAGGTGCTGGCCGAAATCGGCAAGGATGAACCCTGGAAGATGCCGCAGGCGGAAGCCATGCGTTTCCTATCCGAGCGCAAGAGCAAACTCTCCGGAGTGTCTAAGGAAGTTTACGACCGCATCCGCGACAAGATTTCCGAGGGTCTTACCAATGGCGATCCGCTTTCGACAATTGCCGATTCGATCCGCGCCGAGTTCAACGACATCTCGAAAGTTCGCGGCCTGGTGATCGCCCAAACGGAAACCTCCGCTGCCTACGGTTTTGGCCGGCACACGGCCATGAAGGAAGCGGGCATCAAGTTCAAGAAATGGCTCACCAGTGGAAACTCCAACGTCCGCGCCGCGCATCAGGACATGAATGGGGAGATCGTTCCCATCGACGAACTGTTTCTCGTCGTGGACCCCAGGACCGGCGAGAGCGACGAAATCCTGCATCCCGGCGACTCGGCTGGTGAACCGTGGAATGTGATCAACTGCCACTGCGTGGAAGTGGCCAGCAAGGAAGGACCGGAAGAATAATCATGCAACCCATCCGCCGCACCATTCATCCCGAAGTCAAAGTGCTCGATGCCAAGGCCGGCATCGCCGAATACGTCGCCAGCGACGAAACGATTGACAGCTACCGCGAGATCATCCGAGCGGATGGCTGGCGCTTCAGCCGTTTCGCGAAGAATGCACCCTTCGTGGATTCTCACGACTACGGCACTGTCGAGAAGTTGCTCGGCAAGGTGATGGATTTCAAAGTCGCGGGCGCCACGCTCGTTGAAACCGTGCAATGGGCCATTGACGTGCCGGAGAACAAGCTGGCGCAGCTCGGTTGGAAGATGACGGCCGCCGGCTACTTACGGGCAGTCAGTGTCGGTTTCATTCCCACAAAGGCTGTGAGTCGATGGGACTCTAATCCGGACCCATTTGTCAAGGAGCTCACACGGCTCGGCCTCGATGAAAAAAGCGGAGTGCGCGCCATTTATCTGCAACAGGAACAAATCGAGCTGAGCGCCTGCATCATTGGCGCGAACCCGAATGCCCTGGCCAAATCCTACAAGGCCGGCGTCATCAACGACGCGGACCTGGATACCATTTCGACTGAGATCGCCAAACACGCAACCGCCAACCCGGCTGATGGACCCGCTGCCGCCGCGTTGGCCCAGCAGCGGGCGCGCATGGCATTTCGAGTCGAGTTAGCCAAACTGTAAAACCATTATGTTACGAAGATCCATTCCCCTGTTAATCGCCGATGCTGCCGAAGGCGCCCTCTCTGAGACGGAGTTCCAGAAGAAAGTCCTGGCTGGCGTCGAAGCGCTTCAAACCAAAATCACCACACTCGAAACCGGCAAGGCATCCGGCGAGGAAATCACCAAAATCAAAACCGAGATCAACAAGATCGCGGCTGATCTGCAGGTAATGCAGCGCACTCAGTCCAAATTGCGAAACTTGCGCTCGGCCAAACCTGGCCAGGTATCGGATGATGCCGCCCGCCATCTCGGAGCCATCGCGCTCGTCATTGGTCTCCAGCGTGGTCAGATCAAAGGTGCGACCGCTGAAGGACTGGTCAAAGACATCCTCGGCATCGAGGCCAGGACGGCCGTCGCGTCGTCGGATATTCCGCTGCCGACCGAATATCAGGGTGAAGTTGTCGAGTTGGTTGGCCAATACGGCGCCGCCCGGCAATACGGCACCGTGTTCCCGCTTGGCGCGGGCACCGTAAAGTTGCCCAAGCTCACCACTGACCCTGTGTTCACCCTCGTTGCGGCCAGTGGTGGAGTGGGTGAGAAGGTGCCACAGACGCCCTTCGTGACGTTCACCGCCGAAAAGTTTGGCGGTATCGTCCGGCTGCCGTCCGAAATCGAGGACGACAGCATCATCGCCATCGGCCAATTCCTGGCGCGATATGCAGCGCGCAATATCGCCCGCGTCGAAGACACCAACTTCTTTGTTGGCACCGGCGCTGGCTCAGGGGTGAATGGTTCGGTCGCGGGCCTCACTGCCAGCACCATCACCAACTCCAAGGTTGTGCAGATGGCGGGAACGATGACGGCTTACAGCAAAGCGACGCTGGCGAACTTCCGCGCGCTGCGCGCCGTTCCGGATGCGCCGATCATTCGCCGTGGTTTCTACTACCTCCATCCCACGATGGAGCAGTTGCTCTCCACGTTCAACACGGCCGGCGACAAGCCCTACAACCCGAACGCGCAGTTCTCGAACACGGGAGGCCAGCCGTTCCTCTCTGGCGCCACGCTCGACGGCTATCCGATCCGTTGGGTGGACGTCCTGCCCGCGTATTCCGCCTCGGCGGTCATCAGCACCGTCTTCGCCCTGTTCGGCGACTGCAGCTACCAGTACCTCGGCGTGCGCGGCGGCATCCGCTTCGACACATCGATGGAAGCCGGTTTCACCACGGATGAGATCCTCGTCCGTGCGCTGGAGCGTTTCACCATCGGCCTGATGGCCCTCGGTGCGGTTGCCGGCCTCGAAACAGCCGCAGCCTAAATTGAGGCCTTGAAAGCCCGCGCGGGCGGGTTTTTCACTCACGTTGGAACGTGAGCTTTTCCCGCCCGCGCGTTTTCTGAAACCCAACAATGCCGACAATTCCAAATATACCGGTGCCGAAAAGCGATGGCGGCGAGAACTGGCCGCCGCGCGACCGGATGGTTCAACCCGGCCAGGTGCGCACCCGCGCCAGCACCGAACAGATCCTCGGTCACGATCCGAACGGCGACGTTGTCGCAAGCGGATCAGGTATTGTCCGCCTCAACGCTCCACGCTCTGACGCTTCCACGCCACAACGACCATGAATGCCGGCCTCGGAAATCTTGATTCACTGAAAAAGCATCTGCTCTCCAGCAGGATGACGGCGGAGAAACGCTTCGACCAGGTCATCCAGGACATCGGTCTGGGCGTGGCCGCTGAATTCGAGAAGGCATGCAACCGCAAGTTCGCGCGCCTGGTGGATGACACGTACATCGTCAGCGCCGATCGCGTTCACGTTTATCTTCCCCGCTACCCCTTCGAATCCATCACCTCGGTGGAATTCAAGAGCGACGAAGTGACCGGCTGGATGATCCAACCCGCGCCCTACATCGTCACAAAGAATTTGGAATCCGGTCTCGTTTTCCTCGGCGCGGCCGTCGGCCCTTACTGGGCGCACATGCGGTTCACTTATATCGGCGGGTTCTGGTTTGAGAACTTGGAGCCTGATGACGCGGCTTACCCGAGCCAGGCGCCTGCAGGCGCCACCGTTCTACCTGATGACCTGCGCCTGGCCTGGCTGCTCCAATGCCGGAACGTGTGGGATTCCGCGGATAAGCTCGGTGCCGGCCTGATTGACAAACCGAAAGTCCAGAGCGCACTCGCTGAACTCGAGCTGAGCCCACGTGTGAAGCAAACCCTCACTCACCATGTCCGGTACGCGATGACCTAGCATCCCATGACAGCGCAAACCAAAATCGAACTGACCCCGGAAGCGCAAGCGCTGCTGCGCTCGTTGCAGACGTTGCCCGAGCGGATGTTGGTTGCGATCGCCGCCGCCATGGATGCGGAGAACCAACTCACCATCGCGCACATCATTGAAGAGCGGATGAAGGGGAATGATGGCAAGCCCTTCCCGCCTGAGATGCACATCCTCGGTATCCGCACCGGTCATTACGCGCAATCTATTCGCGCATCCAAGGCGACCATCAGCGGGACTGCCATTGAATCGAGCATCGGCTCGAACGTCATTTACGCTGGAGTCCACGAATTCGGCGCTCGCATCGAACACAAAGCGCGAACCGGAACGGCGCGGCTTCGCACGGATGCCCATGGCAATCTGCTGCGGCGTGGGAACCTCGCCACATTCGCGCGATCCGGCCACAAACGCGTGAAGGAAGTTGCCTATGAGGCTGGCGCTCACACTCTCGAGATCCCGGCCCGCGCGCCGGTCACTACAGGCATCGAGGATCGCCTCGACGATTATCGCAGCGCTATCAGTGAAGCCTGTGCGGCCGCATGGAAAGGGCAGTCATGATAAACGCCATTGATGTCATTGATCTGTTGCCCTTCGAGCTCGCAGCCCGGCTCGAATGTGACGACTTCTTTGCCGACATCCCGGTGGTGGTCGCGGAGAAAGGCAACATCGCCGCCGAACTGGCACGCAAACAAGCCGTCATCACGGAAAAAGGCGGCAAGCGCGGCGTCGCGGTGATCGTCCTGCAGATTATCGCCGATGACGAATATCAATCCCCCGCCTTCGGGCCGATGCGGCTCAAGCCCGCCTTCCAGGTCGTCGAGAACGTCGAGTTGAACAACGACGAGAATGGAACGAAGAAATCCTGCCGCAAAGTGGCGCGCCGAATCCGCGACGTGGTCAAACCACTGCGCCTGGTCGGGCTGACCACGGATTTCCAGACGGATAAACCTTGCATCGAACCCGTGCCGCTGGCCAAAGAACTTGGTGACTCCATCGTCGCCAACCAGGTCAACTTCTTGTGCTACGAATGCGATTCGGAACCCATCAGCCAGGTTTCCATGCCGCAATTCTTCGGCGCTGGCGGTTCTGATCCGCAACTCGAAGTGACCTGTGAGACAGCCGGCGCGGACATCTGGTACACTCTCGATGATAGTTATCCCGTCCCCACGACCATCAACCCCGATTCCACCGCGACACTTTACGCCGGCCAGATCCCGATCCCGGCCGCCGGCTTCACCGTTCGCGCCGGCGCGTTTCTGACCGGCTCAATCGCCAGCCAGGTAAATTGCGCGGCTGTCACCATCGAACAAATCACGAACCAACAATAATCCTATGTCAATCTCCCGCTCCCAACTCGGCCGTGGTCCGGCTCACGTCATCATCGGCGGCGTCACTCTATTCACCCGCGCCGACATGGTCCCGCGCATGTCACCCGTCTGGAACCCTGTGCCCACGTCGATGTTTGGCAATGTGGACCGGTTCCTGAAGGACCGGGTCTATAAGCTCGGCATGCGGCTCTGGGGTGCCTGGGAGAATCTCAGCACATGCTTTCCCAGCTATGCGATGACCCCACAGGCCGGCACCAGCATCTTTGGCGTGACCGATCAGGCGGTGGCGATCCTCGCCCGCAACGGCGATAAGATCACTTACACTAATATGCGGGTCACGAAGTTGATGAACTTGTATCTCGGCGTCGATTCTGAACTCTTCGCCGCCGATATGGAACTCACCGGCATCATTGGTAACAACGTGAACCCGGAGGACGCCAACGCCTACTACACGCTCGCCACCGCTCAGTCTTATGCGGATTCCGCATTCGCCAAGACGAATTTCAAGCGGGTGCGGTTCTCCGGCGCCTGGGGCGCGCTCACCGGCTTCACCACCATCACTCCGCAAAAAGGATTCCACGTCTCGTTTAATCTCGATGCGAAGCCGGTCCCCTGCGACGGCCTTGGCACTGTGGATTTCACGGTGGGAGAGAACACTCTGCAAGGGGAATGCAAATGTATCCCCATCGGCCCCACACTGGCCCAGATCGAGGCCCAGGCATCCGCTCAGGGGAAAGCACTCGGTTCATTACTCAGCACCAATGTCGCCGATCTGACGCTCGCTGGCAGCGGGATCTCGGTTGTGCTCAAGAACGCCGGCATCCTCGAGCATGGCTACGCTTTCGGCGCCGAACCGCTGCGTGTCGGTGAAATGGCATGGGGCACCACTCAGGGATTCACAGCCGGCGCTCCGCAGGCCATCGGGACAGTCGGCTAACTCCACCCAAACCAAAATTATGGAAGAGCACATAAAATCAATCAAAGCCCTCATCGAAGCGAACAAAGCCATGCCGCGAACGCATTTCCTTGAAGTTGCCCTGGGCGGTCTTCGCACCGCCCTTGGAAACTCCGTGGAACACGTCGCCGCCCTCGATCGCCTGGCCGCCGCCAAACCGGCTCCCGTGGCGTCCGGGGGGAAATAGCGGCCATCGTCCATGCTGGCCCAAATTACAGTCGGCTCGGGCGGGACCGCCGTCACGACCACTCTGGCTGATGACACGAACAGCCAGGCTGGCGGCAAGCTCGCTTTCACCCTGGGCGATTTCACCTTTGACAGCATCGCCCAGGTGAACCCGCTCTTCCGGGGCGCGCGGCCGTTCAAGGCCGCTCGCGGCAATGTGGATACCAAGCTGGCTTTCTCAGGAGCGGTATCCCTGACAAGTCGCGGGGCTGTGCTGACCTTCTTGAAGACCCTTCAAACCCTCGTTAACACCGCCTGCACCCTGACGCTCGTGGATGGAGCGGTCACGATGACCTGCGCCAATGCCATCCTCAAATCCGCCCGGCGCGATCCTTCCCTGGGCGTGGGCGTCCGCATCGGCATCCAATATCACTTCGAGATCGACACCATCGCATGAAACCGTTAACGCTCCTCACGCTCGCCACGCTCCTCACGCTGCATCTCAATGCCACACCGGTGCAGTTCAACGAGCTCTATTTCACCGGCCAGCCGCTGAACCGCAAGATCACATTGCAGCTTGATCCACGGTTCAACCCGATGGCGGACAGCTCATCCACATCCGTCATCGGCGGCGTGCCACTGTCTGTCTTTCCCACGAATGGCACCGCCACGGTGAACCTGGTGCCTGCGGACTACTTCGTGTTCATCGAGGGGATTCCGAAATTCTGGCGCATCAGCGTGCCGGACTCCACGAACGTTCAGAACGCGGTGCATCTCCAATCAACACTGCCGAGTTACGCCTATACCAATGCGGTCGGGAACACGAATGGTGTGCAGTTGGCCGCCGGCATCTGGATCATTGCGGTCACGAACAACGGGGTCGTGTTGATCAGCGTCAACACGAACAGCGTCATCACCGCGGCGCAATTGGCCGCCCTCGCCGCCACCAACAATCTCGGCTCCGCCGCATGGCAATCCATCTCCGCCTTTGATCCGGCGGGCGCGGCTCAGGCCGCGACGAATGGCCTCGGATCGGCAGCCCGACAGCCAACGTCGGCCTTTGATCCCGCTGGAGCTGCTCAGGCCGCGACGAATGGCCTGGGATCGGCGGCTCGGCTGCCGGCGTCGGCCTTTGATCCAGCCGGCGCGGCGCAAGGAGCCATTGGCGCAACCAACCAAGCCGAGTTCTGGGTTTCAACCAATGCCCTCGGCACGAATGGTATCGGCACCATGTCAGCTCCATTTGACGGTTCAACACGTGTTTTGTTCGATTCGGTTATGCAGGCAATGCCAACGAATTGCGTGGTCCACCTGATGGCTGGAACTTACGCGACCTGGGGTGATCAAGGATTCCAAATCAAGACGGAACAAAGAATTCTGGGTGCTGGCATAGACAGAACTATTCTCAAGATTGTCAGTGACGCGCCTATTTTGTCGTGCTGCCCTCCCAATGTTATACGCAGCACTTGCACCACATGCGAAAGTGGGTATCCGTATCTCAATTCCGGAATCGAAGTATCAGATTTAACCCTCGATTCAAACACTCAGACGAATGCCGCCGAACCTCACAATGGAATCGTGTTATACGCCACAAGGAGCGCAATACGCAGGGTGAAATGGATCAACGGTTTTGCTCCGTCGAACGGTAATGAGGCGTGGGGAATGTGCATCAACGGAAATGAAGGTGCGGCTACCGGTGTCACAATCGAAGACTGTGTAGTTTCGCAATTCAAGGATGGCCCACTGACTGGGTTTGGGATCTCGGTCCAGTCGGCGAACCATACTGTAACCGGCAAGATCATTAATAACAGAGCCTATTTGGCTGGCACCACTAACATGGCGTGTATCGCCTTGTCGGTGTGTGGCGGGAACGGGGTTGAAATCAGTGGAAACTATGTTGAGGGTGCCGCAGAAGGTTTCCATGCCGACACCTATGGCATGACGAATTGCATTCTTGCGGATAACTTCTTCAACGGTGTTGGTGTCGGATTCATGTGTCAATCGTGGCAACGCAATCAAAACCGTTTCCTAAACAACACGATCTTGCTTGACCCGACGCACAATCCGGCAACGGCTTTTTACTCATACGGAGGAAGCACAAATTACAGCATCATCGGGAACAACATCGGATTGAGCGGTAACGCGGTGCCGGGATACAATTACCGTTTCCTTGTACTGGCAAACGTTGCGGGCCTCACGATTTCCGGCAACAATATCAATTCTGCTGTGTCAGTTGGAGCGATCGCGGCTTCTTGCACTGGGACTAACTTTTTTGCCAATTACGACGAACTTGGCAATCCGATTGCGGGTCTGAACACCGCTTTCGATGTCGCCGGCGCCGCCCAAGCCGCCACGAACGGCCTTGGGTCAGCCGCGCGTCAATCCACCGGCGCTTTCGATTCGGCGGGCGCGGCCCAGACCGCCACCAATGGTCTCAAATCGGCTGCCTGGCATCTCGCGAGCGACTTTCAATTATTGTTTCCCATCACTTTTACCAATGGCGGTTCAGTCACTGCGGTGTACGGAATGGATAGCGGCATCAGCGCTCACCATTGGATCAAGGACGGCACTGGTGCGGTGCGGGTTGAACTCTGGCCGGGTTATGAAAGATGGGCAAATGCTTCAGGCTCCTCACAAATTTATTTTGGCGACGATGGGATGACAATCAACATTGGTGAAAGAACATACGTATTAGACGAAGACGGTTTCACGCTCGAAAACCTGACAATTTCCTCAGTATTCAAACTTTCGTCAGGCAATCCCGCATCAGGCTACGTGCTCACGAGCGACGGCTCTGGCACTGGCACATGGCAGCCGCCGTCAGCCAGTGGCACGAATGGTTCCACCCCCGCCATTGGCCAGGTTCTGACATGGACCGGTTCGAACTCAATCTGGGCCTTCCCATCATCCGGCGGCACGACGAACTTCGACGATATCGATATCGGCACGATGATCGTCACGAATCTCATTTTGTCCGGCAGCACTCCCACTCCGGGCCAGGTGATTACCTGGTCTGGCGCGGCCGCCGTCTGGTCAACGCCGTCATCCAGCGGCACGAATGGTTCCTCCTCGGCATCAACTTCAAGCTGCAAATACGATTCGGTGACGAATGGCACCTACCTCTTGGACTTCAGCCAAGCCAATAACTTCGACCTGAATGTTTACACGAATGTCACGCTCATCGGTTCAAACTGGCTCTCCGGCTGGACTTCGCTCGAGCGGCACAGCATCATCCTTCACCCGGTTGGAGCCAACCGCGCGTTGACTCTGCCGGCCAATTGGAGCGCTATTTCCGAGAGCGGATCGAACTCAATTCCCACGAACATTGTCGCCGGCGTGATGCTTGTGCTGGACCTGACGGCTTTCGACGCGGCCGGCCACAGCGTCATGGTCACCGCGAAGCGGGGCGCTGATCCCGGTTTGGCTCTCTACGCGGGCGAGAATATCAGCTCCCTGGATCCGACTCTTCAAACTTTCCTGCTCGGCAGCGAGAGCCAGACGAATGTCATTCGCTGCCTCCGTTTCACCGACGCCGAGATTCTCACGCTCGACAACGAAATCCAATGGTTCAAGGCGTCCCCTCTCGCCACGAACGCGATCATGCAGTTTCTCGGGGTCGATTGCTGCGGGTACCCGATTTTGTTGCAAATGACCACAAATCCGGCCGCGAAAATCTCAAACCTCCAAATTGATTTTTCCGTAGCCCCTTATAATTATGTCGCTCCGGATTCCACCTTCGCGCCTTATTGCCGGCCTTTTCAGGTTGAAACCTGGGGAAATGGTTGGAAGGTTTTCTTCGATTTTTCCACCAACTACAGCATATACGACATACACGCCGCCAGCGTCACCCGACTGTTCGATTACGGGGATTTGTCATCGACGTTTTTTATCGTCGATCCTTTGGTGACGGACCTTTCCTGCTTCACGAACATGCTCTGGGCACCGACTCAGGCGGATTACACCAATGTTTTCACGGATTTCACGTATCGCCCTGGCAACTGGACCGTCGGCGGCACAAACTACTACAATCGCTTTTTCCACCTCGCGAATGCTCCGACAAACACCATCGTGGTGACCACAGGCGGCACCTATGGGTTCGCTACAAATATCTTCCCACTGATCGTCCAATGATCTTCTGCCTCGCACTCGCATCATTGACGCTCCTCAGTCCGAAGGCTCTGGACTCAGCAACCACTGCGGGCCAGTCGATGGCTCAGGTGATCTCCCTGCCAGTCGCGCCGGCGCAGGAAAGCAACACGGTTTACAGCTTATGTCTCGGCTGGGATGCGGCGGCTGATGTGACCGTGACCGGGTATCGCGTTTATTACGGCGTCGCGCCACGCACCTATACGAACACGCTCGACGCAGGCGGCGCGTTGAGCATCACCGTGAACAACCTCCTGGACGGGCCGCGCTATTTCTACGCCGCCACCGCGTACAATGTTCTGGGGATGGAAAGCCAATTTTCGAAAGAACTGGCGTGGCCGCCCTACCCATCCGACAGAATGACGATTTCATGGACCAACCGGGCGGCGACCGTGACAATTCTCACAGCCACAAACAAGAGCCCACTGGCACGCTGGAACACGGCCGCAACGGTCACCGGCACGAATGCCTGGACGGCCCTGCTCAAGCCGGGAATGAACCTATTCGTCACAACCATCCAGGGGACTAATTTACCGGCGCTCGGCTCAAACCACATCGTCGGTTGGAATCCATTAAATCTATGAAAACATTCCTTTTCATCCTTTTCATTGCGTTCGGCTCCAGTCGAGATGTTTATGGACAAAGCATCCTCCCGGCTGACCGGCTCATCAACTGGTCACTGGCGGGTGTCTCTGGCGGCATCCCGCTCCGCACGATCATCTACACGAATATCACCAGTGGCGCGTCGCAGAACGTCATCTCGAACGCCCTGAAATATTGCCCGAGCAATCAAGTTGTGCATCTGGCGGCGGGTAATTACACCATCAGCGGGGCGTCGCTCATCGTGCCGTCGTATGTCACGCTGCGCGGTGACGGCAGCAATACGGTTCTCAATCTCACGGTCAGTGGAGACTATGGCTTTGGCGTCGGGCTTGGCAACGGCAGCAGCTCTGGTTACGTGTCGAGCGGCGCCAGCCACACGCCCATTACAGCCGGCTATTCGAAAGGATCCACCAATCTTTACTTTGCTAACGCAAGCCTGTTCGGTGTGGGAGACTTGCTGCTCATCACGTCCGCGCTCGAGCCGTTCATGACGCGGTATGGCGAGGATAATTCCGGCAATCACAGCCCGCCCTGGCGAGGCGACTGCAGCTATTGCAACACGCTGGGCGCGGATGGCGGGCTGCCCGAGCATGCGATATTCGGGCAGATCGTCGTTGTGACAGGCAAGAGCGGTACGGGCGGCACGAACGTGACCATCTCGCAGCCGTTGCATTGGAATTATAAAGCGGCTTTGTCGCCCACCGCCTTCCCCTATTCTCCAGTCGCAAAATGGGCCGGCCTCGAAGACCTCACTCTCAATGACGCGGGCAGCGGACTAAGGGTTCTGGCACAAATCAATCAGGCGCATTCCTGTTGGATTTCAAACGTCTGGTTCCTCGACCCGGCTGGCGATTTCGCGTGGATTTCTGTGTCGGCCAATAGCGAGATCGACCATTGCTACATGCGCGGCGGCCAAAGTCACGGGCCGGGCACAACAGACGACGCCATCAAAATCAATTACTGCGCCAGCCTGAACAAGATCGAGAACAACATCGTTCTGCAAGGCCACGGCTCGATTATGATCGATTATGGAGCGTCCGGAAACGTCATCGCCTACAACTTCTGCACGAACCAGTGGGATTCGTCTTCCTCGACCATGCTCACACCGGATCAGGTGATTCACGACCCGCACCCGATGTATAATCTGTGGGAAGGGAATATCGGCGGCACGTTCAAGCAGGATTCACTATTTGGCAGTTCGAGCCATTCGATGCTTCTTCGTAACTGGATGGTGGGCACAAACTGGTGGGCTGGCACCGGTCAATCCACTTACGCCGGCGCTTACATATTTGATTGGGCTGCGAGCACCAACACTCTCATCGGCAACATTGCCGGGTGCGCGGGATTTGCCGTCGGAAACACTTCCATTGGCGTCGCTTCAAATGCTATTTCAGGCCATCCCGAGTTTCAATTCGGGTATGATTATGCGGAGACGACCAATGCCACCAACGCCATTGCCGGGTTCAGTAGACTTCTGCCCTGGCAGAGCATTATGATGCATGGCAACTACAGTTTTGTCACGAGCACGCAGCAGTGGGATGGCGCCATTTCCGGCCAAACACTGCCGAATTCCTTTTACCTCACCAGCAAACCACCATGGTTCGGCACGAACAACTGGCCGCCCATTGATCCCGCCGCGGCTACCACGATGACGCTGACCGCTCTGCCCGCCGGCTATCGGTTCATGTATGGCGCTGACGCCGGCGCGGCGATTCCAGACGCGCCGCGCAATCTTATCGTCGTCGGTACCGTCACAGTCGGCACACTTATCATCTCTCCTCCATGAGTGACGACACACGCGATTTCAGGATCAAGATCACCACCGAGGCTGACACGAGTGGTGTGCGTGAGCAGGATAGCGCTCTCAACGGCCTCGCCGAAAACGATGTCCAGCAGACGAAGCGGATGATCGGCGGAAAACATGAGCTCCGGGCCGCAATGAGTTTACTCGGCCACGAGTTCGGAATCCTCGGAGGAATGGTTCATTTTCTCTTTAATCCATGGACAGCGGCGATTGGCGGAATCCTCGTCGCGACCCGCGCTCTTCATGCAGCGAATAAGTTGCTCGATGACTCAATGGAAGCACTGTCAGGACACATTGGGAAAATTAGGGATGCATTGCGTGATGTACAGATAGAGGCGATCAAAACCGACAAAGCATTCAACCAAAACCTGGAGAATAATGCGCGAGGCACTCAACTTAAAATTGCGGGCATCCACACAGAACGTGAAGCCGCAGAAAAGCTCGCGGAAGCCCGCAAGCAATATGAACTCTCCCAGGCGCAAACGCCCGAGGCGAAGATGGCCATCGAGCAGAGATACGCCGCCTCTGGCGCCGCATCCTCGGCGCAATTCGATCGGCGCGAAATTGCCGCCAAACAATTCGAACTGGATAATCTTGGGCTTGCTCTCCATGAATCCAAGGCTGCAACCCAGGCGTCTGGCGGCGGACTCTCACGGGAAGAGGTCGAGGCCAGACTCAAAGATTTGCCGAAGAAACTGAGTGACTTTGATTCTCAGATCACTGCTTTAAAAAAGGTTTCTGAAGACATCAAACCTGGATGGGGAACCCACATACTTGATCAGATCTTCCCTGGTGCATTTAACGCGCGCGTTTCCACATGGACCGAAACGCTTCCAACAATTTCCGGGCTTGAAGCTGCTCGCAAACAAACCGCTGCCAGCCTGGAGCCATTAACTCGTACCGCCGCCGGGTATACCGAGCAGGACGCACTTGGCAAGCGAATCGGCGATCTCACTCCCGAACTGGATCAACAGATCAAGACTGCGACCTCGCAAACGCAGAATCAAAAATTGGTGGATCTCTACAAGGCCGGCGCCGAGGCGCATTCCGAAACGACCAAGCTAACGGAGGAAATAAAGCGCGCCATCGAGTCGGGCAAGGGCATCTCCGTTGCCACCCTTCAGTCACTCCGTTCCTTCACGGCCTGGCAGGCTGATATTGAGCGACAGATACGCTCCATCAAAAAACCGCGTGTTGAATAATGTCCTGGACGCTCGAATATGGCGGTCTGGAGAAATCCTTTGCGACCTGGGGATTTGATGCCGAACACGCCACCGGCGAATTCGCCAACATGGCGTTGGACACGTTTTCCCTGGCCGTCCCCGGCGCGCATATCGAGGATGACCCCGCGTTCACTTTTGAAAGCCAGGTCATAATCCGCCGCAACCGGACAGTTGCGGGCTCGACGTTCTCCGGTGGCGCAATTGAATTTCAGGGCAAACGGCTGTTGCACGTCCTCGAAGGCCGGCCAGAGTTCGAGGGCATCTTCTATCAATTCGCCGGTCCATGGTACGATCTGGATCAAACTCCCTACCTCCAGGACATCAAGGTGTACACCGGCGATCCCGATAACCTGGCGGATTTCTGGCAGACGGAGGTCATCCTTTTCCAGTCGCTCGATGCGATGCAGTCCGGCAGCGTCGTCATGATCACGAATGGCGCTCAGATCCGGCTCATCCTGCAGAGTTGCCTCGATCAATGCGCCGCCAACAGCCTGGCCGCACCATTCCAGATCGGCTCCATTGATCCCGCGGTGCTGCAACCCTCCTATCAGGTGCGCGATCTCAAATGTTCGGAGGCAATCCAGATCTGCATGCGCGCCTCGCCGGATTGCAAGGTCTGGGCCGATTACACCACCACGCCGCCGACCATCAATGTCACGCGCCGGACAAACTGCACAGCGGTCACCCTGGCGATCGGGGATGGAGTGTCGCATGAGAGCATCAAGCTCACGCCGCGTTACGATCTTCAAGCCAGGAGCGTCACACTCTTTTTCAAGCAGACGAACAGCATCAACGGATCAAATTGGGTCGTCACCACGTACCAGCAAGCGGACGCATCGGGATCGAGTGAGGGCATTGGGGCGCCACCCCATCCGGTCGGCGGCACGCGCGGCGTTGTCCAGACAATCGACATGCAGGGGTTTAAGGAGAGCACGGCCTCGGGCCATCTCGATTGTATGGCCGTGGCCAACACTGCCACATTTTGGAGAAAGTTTGTGCCTGAGATGGATAGCCAGCGTATCCGGGTCCCAAACACCGGCGGCGCGACAAAGGGTTTTTCCGTCCTTGATTCAATGACGGCCGTGGATCCTAACACTGGGGCCACAATCAGTCTTTCAAGCTATCCAAACGTCCTGGCGGATGGAACCGGAATTGCACCTTGGATGACACTCTCAGGCGGGGCGCAGATCAACGGCGTTTTGGCTCTCCTCAAGGTGCATGTCGCGTATGAACAATTCGATGCGGATACCGGAGGCAACGCGGTCCAAATCTGGCCGCGCAAAGAACTCTCGGCGCGAGTCACTCTCACAAATGGCATCACGGGAAACTACTCGTCAACTCTCTCCTCGGAAGCGGCGGAGCCGATTCCCACCGGCCTGGCGCCCAACATTTTTTCCGCGCTCAGAGCCCTGCAGTACCACGGCACGATCGAGATCATCGAGCCGGAATGTTCCGGATCAGTTGGCATGGGCAACGTCCTGAACCTTTCCGGCGGCCGCTCGGAATGGGAGGCCATGAATGAGCTGATCCAGGAGGTCCACAAACATTATGGCACCGGAAAAACGTCGGTATCCATCGGGCCTGCCGCTCATCTCGGAGCCGCCGCTCTCACTCAAATTTTCATGGTGAATCGCCTCCGGCGCACATGGAACAACCCTTTGACGCAGGCAACAGGCAAATCGTCCTCCGGCGCGAGCATTGCGCTTGGAAAGAACGCCCCCAAGGAAAATACGAACTCCGGCGTGCCGGAAATCAGCTATCGTACCGAACTCGGTCCCATCGGTGGCGATGGCGGCCGTTGGCTCATCATCAAAAACGTGATCGGCGGATCAGGCGGCACGATCGGGGCCAATAGCCAGCCCGGCATTTTTATGTGTCGCTACCTCGCGAACGGCGCTCTGGACACCACAGTCCCGCAGATCCGGATCGATGCCTCGGATCTGACCGTGCCGACCGGTCAGACTGCCCTCATTGCCAAATGGCAATCCTTCCTGGATTCCCTCGGCCACACTCATTACGTGCTCGCCACAGCACCCGTCGCTGGCGGTGGCGCCATCTTCGAGGCGAACATCACCGATATCCAGAGCGACACCTGGACCTGTGTAAAAACGTCCGGCGGCGATTCATTCACAGTCGCCAAACCGCGATCGATCCGGGGTTCTGTGACATCCTTGACTGTCAAGGACTGGCAGCCGGATGGCAGCTCTGTCGATCGGGAAATCAATCTCACTTACGACAGCACATTCCGAAAATGCACCGCCGTTCCGGCGGATGGTCAGACCGCGGGGGAATCCTACATTTTGACGCCGGATATTGTGGTTGCTGCGACAATTATTCTTGTCTCGCAATGCGAGAGCGGAATCGAGGATGTGACTTACCTCGATATCACGCCGCGCCAATGGTCTCAAGTCCCCGTTGATCCGCTGCCATGATCGCTTTTGGCGCACAATCCTCGCGGCTGCACGCCGGCTATCGGACGGCGCAATTGCCCTCGAACTGGGTTGGATCACTCAACCCTCTCAGCACAAGTATTGGCTTCGGGAATCCAACTTCTCCCCTGCCTTTTGACGCGGTTGACGAATTTAAATTTGAGGCGCATGTGGATAAGATCGCTGGTTCTGCCCAGGTGACCCTCCTCAAATTCACATCCCCGAATCGGACGTGGAGTCCGGCGACGATTCCCTCTTCGAACATTCTCGACAGCACGACCTCCTACGGGCCGCATGCGAACCTGTGGTGCCAATGTATTCCCTGGTTTGTTCTGGCGGGGATTACACCGCCGGCGCGGTCATGGTGTCTGCGAAAAGGGGAATGGAAATTCCAGATCAACCTCTGGGCCAATCCGGTCGTCTCCTGGACGAGATTGGGGTTGTACTTCGGCTGTCCCTGCGCTTCGACATCGTCCCAAACCGCCTCCCGCATTGGCTCCAATGGTACCACGGCCCGGTCAAACTGGATATTCCAAACCCAATCCTTAATGCCTGGCTGGAACGTTGGCCCAATCCATCATCATCTCCGGGTTGGTTCATTCTGGCTTCCCAACGTCGAGGTGGCCGCATACTGGCTGGCCAGCATACCGCCGCCCGCTGATGTCCAGCTCTACACCTTCACTTTTGAGGGGCAACGCCGCCCAACGCCGTATCCCCTCAACCCAGTCTCGACTCTGACATCCTCCCAGGACACCACCACCAAGGATTCAATTCCCACGAACCAATGAACCGCGCGCTTCCAGTCCTCCTGTTGTTTTGCCTGCAGAGTTTTGCGGCCTCGATCCAAATTCCATTCGGCACGAATAACCCGGCCAATCCCTGGTGGGTTGTGACCCCGAGCGCGACGGCGATCCAGGGCTGGCAGGGCTGGCAGACGGTGGACACGAACTTTGCCCAGATCGACGGCGAGATTGCCTCCCTGGCCGGCAGCCAGGCTGATGCTCAAACGAATTCGGTCCTTAACAGCTTCAGGCTGGCCGTCTGGTCAACCAATTGTCTGCCCATTTACCAGCAGACATTCTTTGAGCTCCCGACCATTGTCACGAACTTCGCCGGAGCGACGTTCACCTTCTCAAATGTCGCCGCCGCTTTCATCTTCTCGACGGACGGCAGCAACTGGCAATTTGGCGCTGAGAATCTCCTCACGAATGTACCGGTTTGGCTGGCATTCACCAACACGGCCCCCTCCGATCTGATTGGCTTTAACGGCAATGTTGTCATCTCGAACTTGACTCTTTACACGCAACTGCGTCCCGATCTGTGTGGTCGATCAAACTCTGTCATTGGCCAGACCTTTCAAGTCGGCTCCCCTGTGAGCCCTGCCGATGCCACTCCAAAGAGCTATGTGGATGCGCTGTTGCAGACGCCTGCTTGGCTGCAGGGGGGCGCTCCAATCAATCTGAATGGGTACCCACTCAACATCACGCCGAACTTCCGCCTGGTTGGGGATGAGATGAACCTTGCATCCTCCTTATTGCATCTGGAATTCGTTGGCGGGGATGTTTTCACCATCAAAGGGCCGGCGGCTATTTTTACCGTGATCACGAACTGGGCATTCGTCACGAACTGGGTCACGCTCAATATTCCCACAAATGGCATCACCTCACCGATCTTCCCCCAATATACTACGCAGCTTGGGGTTGCCGCCTGGTTGATTGTCACCAATTTCACGAGCACTTACCCTGTTTCCTCCAACGGTTGCTATACCCTCCACTTTCCGTATCCAGATCCGCGCACTGCATTCATTCGGTGCGCCTATTATCCCGTTGGCGCGACTTTAATGGCGATCCAGGTGGACCTGCAGAAGCTCCCCTTCACGGTCACGAATTCAACCGATTCCACCTCCGGCAGTGGCGCTGGGCTCATCCGCTGGGACACCAACTATCTCTACATCTCTACGGGGACCAACCAATGGAAGCGGGCGGCCCTGGCATCCTGGTAG